CCGCTAACCGGAAACGCATGAAGATAGACGCCGTTATGGAGTCCCTGAGAGCCGTATGCTCCGTTGCCGGAGTCAAGGCAGAGCAGATCAGCGAAGGACTTGATACATCATCTACCGAAAAAGCCATGATAACGGAGCAGAGAATTCAGAACCTTAAAGAGCAGCTTCTTACCGCCGAATCGGAAAATCAGCATCTCAAAAACACTGAGTCTGATCTGTTAACGGAAAGAGAAAAGGTATCCGAACTGGAATCGGCATTAAAGGAATACGTTCACCGGGTAAAGGACTCTGAATCCGAAAACGGAGACCTAAGGGAATCTTTAGACAGCGTTAATTCAAAACTTACAGATTTGAAAGATAAATACAGGAATATAACAGGCAGTTTTGAACAGTTGAAAAAGAAGAATGAATCCCTGCAAAAAGAAAATGATCAGATGTTTAAGATGGGAGTTATTGCGGAATTGAAACAGGGCATGACTTTAACCGAAGCGAAGAATTTTGAACGCATAGCGGATCAGTTGCCGTTTGAAAGAAACAAGCAGTATTTTGACAAACTTGAAATTTTGAAAGATCAGCTTCTTAACAATCCGAAGTATAAAAAGCTGAATGAGATAACCGGAGAAGAGGATGACCCTGATAACCCCGGCAGTTCGGATAAATCCGACCCTCTGTTTGATTTCGGCGATCTTGATTCCTTAGGACTTTCCGATACTTCCGGAAAGAAAAAGGAATACGATGCCGTGACCAGATGGGAGCACATGATTTAACCGGATTCAAAAAAATTTTTTAACGATTATAAATACATTAAAGTGTAATGCTCTGTTGCAATACGGAGCGAATTAAAATTTTAAACAACACAAAGGAGATCGCCAAATGGCAGACATTTTAACAGAAGCAAGAGAATATGCTCAGAACAGAGATTACGCCAGAAAAGTTCTTAACTCCGATAAGTTTAAATCGCTTAATGAGTCTGAACGCGCTGATATGTCACTGTACCTGAGAAACACTCAGACAGAACTTAAGAACATGCTCAATGAAGGTACTATGAGTTCCGACATCGCGCAGTTCACCCCTATCATCCTTCCGATGGTAAGAAGAATTTATCCGAACCTCATCGCCAATGAACTTCTGGGCGTACAGCCTATGGCTATGCCTACCGGCTACATTTACGCTCTCGTAAATCAGTATCTCGGCGACGGCGTTAACAAGGTTGGCGACAGAACCACTCCTGCCGGCGTAATTTACGAAGTTGCAGATGCTTCCGCTCTTACCGTTAACGTAGGCGACAAAGCAGGTGACGGCGTTGTTCTTTATATTGAGGACAATAAGGTTCTGTGTTCCTTCGCCACCACTAAGCTCGATGTAGGCAATACCTCTCTGGGTTCCGCCATCACCGGCCTTTACACCAACGAGTCTTCCTTCTCCAAGATTCTGAAGAACTTCACCGGCCCGTACACCACTCCCGAGGCTGAAGTTCTCGGCACTGATATGCGGGAAATCGGATTCAGCATCGCTCGCAAGACTGTAGAAGTACAGAACAGAGCACTGAAGGGCCGGTACACCGTTGAAATGTATCAGGATTTGAAGAATCAGCATGGTCTGACCGCTGATGATGAGCTCATGTCTCTGATGCAGTATGAAATTCAGGCTGAAATGGACAGAGAAATCGTTGACTTTGTTAACGGCAATTCTACTCAGCTTCCGGATACTAACTTCGCTATCCCTGCTACCGCAGCCGATATCATCATCCCTGATGGTCGCTGGGAAATCGAGCGTTACAGAGCAAACGTTGTTCGTATTGCCAAGGAATCCACTATTATCGGCATCGATACCAAGCGTGGTCAGGGCAATATCCTCCTCGTTTCTCCGCTGGTAGCCACTATGCTTGAGCAGGTTGGCACCTTCCAGGCAGCTCCGGTTGATTCCGATGTTGAGGCTCCGGTATCCGGCGGCGTTGCAGGCACCTTTGACAACCGTTACAAGGTTGTAATTGACCAGTACGCAGAGGGTGATTATTGTACCGTTCTTTACAAGGGCACTGACAGACGTGACTCTATGGGCTTCTTCGCACCGTACGTTCCTCTGGCATTCACCCGTGTAACCAACTTTGAGTCCGGCCAGCCTGCCATCATCGCTAAGACCCGTTATGCTCTTACCACCATTCCGGGCGTCGAAAGCGCTGAAAGCAATGACCGTGCTAAACTTTACAGCCGTTCATTCGGGGTAGATTTTTCGAATACAAT